TCAACATCAAAGCGGAAACCTGAGGCTTCTTGCTGTGACATTAGCTGAGCCATTCTCATCTCTAGTGAAACGGCGTCAAGTAATATCATTTAGTCCTCCATCCTTTGTGTGTCTTTAGTTTGCCCTTGCGAAGTGCGGCGATACTAGTTTCGTGTAGACCTAGGGCTTTTGCTGCTGCTTTACCGGAACTAAAAGTTTTAGTTTCTTCAGTCACTGTGTGAACTAAAGTTATCGGCTTGCGGTGAACAGCACCGTTATTAGCAGCGTGTTCTTTAGTCTTTTTCTTGCCTTTTAACGCGACGCTAATCCTCTTACATTGATTGTCTGTCCTAGGAGCTCTGTGTAACGCGGCTAAGGTCAAATTAATCCTATGTTCGTCTGTAAAGACAAGTCCGCTAAGCCCTTCTCCCCCGTCAGTTTTGTTGTGCAATATGCCGGTGCCTAAGTCTTTGCGACCCAAAATAGAAATCATATAGCGTTCGTGTTTAAAGGCATCTGTTTCGGACAGATTTTTCTTAAGAAACAGAATGCGCGATTTATCTTTAGGACATTTAAAAGTTCTGCGGGAATTGTTTATCACCCTATCGCCACGACCTTTGCCTACATAATAAGGCGTGTCGTCTTTTCTTAAATAAGCGTAAGTATAGTAGTCATTCATATATGCACTGTAGCTAATTTATCCTAGAAATGCGAGTTATATAGAATTATGGTTCATGCATAATCTTTCATCCTGCGAAGCAATAGTTCGTATAGTTTGACGGTAACTTCTGTATCTTGAATACAGTAGTCAAGCATCTCTGGTGTGTATACATCCCAAGCAGCTTCGTGCTTGCCGTAATCACCTTTGAAACACTTAAGGCGGTAACCCCAAGCCTCTAGGCTATGACGGCCATAGAGTTTTTGTGGCATACCGTAAGGCCGACGTTCGTGGTCACGGTCAGCAATGTGTGGATAGAACAGACGGCTAAGAACGAGAGTATCTAAAACTTGACCTTGGAAGTCAAAGTCATACGCTTCTTTGATAAGTGGAATGTCATAGCCAATAATGTTGTGGCCAATGAGTACATCTGCACGACGCAGTACTTCAATACCGTCATCCAAGTCAAGCCGTGGTGCGTCCCACACAAGAGGCTTATCAATTGCAGTCAAATCACGTGCAACAATGCAGTGAATCTTGGAACCACGGCGCAAGAGACCGGTTGATTCCAAGTCAAATAGCAGTGCTGTCTGGTTCATCGTGTTGTTCGTCATATTCTGTAGGGCTGAAATCGCTTGCTTCTGCCGGGCTGTACGTGTAGAGGTCTTTGTCCTCAAATTGTTTTTCGCGGTCGTCAAATCTTGGTGCTTGGTTGTTGGTACTGAAACGTTCGTCGTCATCTTCAAAAAGTGGTTCAATGGATATAGATAGTTCGCGTGCTAGTCGTGCTGCACGCCTGAATTCGTCCTTGTAATATGGCTCCCATTCATGAGCAAGGACTACGATTTTGCGTATGCCCATCAGGTATAACTGAAAGACAGATGCAGAGAATGGATAACGAGTGGAGTAAATCGTTGCTCCAGTTACAGGTGTGCCACGTTTACAAGCAGTGGCAATGGCATATGTAATGCAGTCAAGTTCTACTTTGCAGTCGGCAAGAATACTTCTTCCATCACCACAGATTTCACGGTCACGGATAATCACGCAACCGCCAGGTGCAATAGGGTGAGTGCTTCCAGTGCCAACTTGTTTGGCTAGTGCCATGAAGTATTTATCTTTGTTCTTGATAAACGTTGGGTCTGATTTTGGTGCAGGCATATCTCACATATTGAGTCGTTTGTTTCTATATTAGTGAGGCGAGCAATTAAATGAGACATATGGATTACGACAAGTTTAAAAACGAATACAGTGCATACGAGAAGTGGATTAATGAAAGTGTGCCAGTCTGGGAAACAAAGAACGGTATACCTACAATTAATAGCAAGGCTGACATGGTGAACAGCCCAGCGCATTACACACGTGGTGCTCAAGAGGTCATTGAAATCATCGAAGATGTTATCCGTGATGCACCGGAGGTAGCAGATGGATATCTACAAGGCCAAGCATTGAAGTATCTCTTGCGTCTATGGCTTAAGGATAACCCTAAGCAAGACGCAGAGAAAGCTGTGTGGTATTTAAATCGATTGATTAGTAAACTCGACTGACACACTGCCGGCGTTAGCCGGCTAACATCGTTGAAAGTAAAGGTTACCGTCAGTATGGGATAGAGATTCGAACTCTTGAATATGCGGCTTAATTTTTTCTAACACATTTTTGGTGTCTATAGAGGCATGTTTAAACGTACAGGCATAGCCTTCAGAGAAAGGTATGTGCTGATGTACAGGCACGTACCACATGATAGGAATAAGACAGTCCCAAGGTTCAAGACCTTGTGATGCCCAACAGTTTAACTCTTCTAATCGTGCTGCTGTCTTAATGATGTGTGCTTCATGTGCTTCAGTTTCAGGTAGGAACAGCTCGTTATAAGGTGACACGAGTGCGTGCCTCCACATAATAGTTCCATCTCTGTGAATTAACCGGCAAGGATGCACACGGTTACCAGAAGGTAAGTCATACAGAGCATTAGGCGAGAGCTGTTTAATCATTAGAGATTACCCTTTCGCTCGTTGTAGTAATCAAGGTCACGCTGCCAAGAATCACCAGTGAATTCATTAAGGCAAACACGACCAATGTCACGGAAGCTGTTATAGAACAATGAGACCTTATCAACAGAGGTGATTGTTACATCAACGGGAGGACCATAGATAATGATATTCCACGTTGACGGAGATACAGGTTCAAAACCTTTCGCTGTTGCCCGCAGCTGCTTGACACGTTTGAATGGAATACAGAATGGATAGTCAAGTAAGACTGGAGCAGCTCGCATGATTTCAGAAGCATTTGTAAAGAATACAAAACTATCGATATGATGATTGCGATACTCATTAATAGTTTTATTCAACCATATTCTTGTAGTTCTTACTGCACCTTTGGGTGCAAGAAAGACATTGCCATGCCAATGTTCTTGCAAAGGATTAGCTTCAATAGACGGTACAGAAGTAGCGTCTACCAATACCTGCTGCACTGGGTCAGAGGTAGGGTCAAAGTCAATTGAACCCATGACTGTTCGAGCACGCTCAATGATTTGAGGTGTGGGATATAACGGCAGCTTTAATCCAGAAGCCTTTAGCTTATCCGCTAAATTCTGCTGTGATCGCTCGGAGGCTTTCTTGGCCCCCACCTGCTTCGAGACTAAATGTTCTTGTTCCAGCATCACTGATCAATGTAATTAATACGTTTTTAGACCAGTCATTCTCGTCAATTTCTTGAATTAATGAGCGTAAGAACTCTACAATTTCAGTGTCTTCTTCACGTTCAGCAGAGACTAAATCAATCTCAACATCATGGCCAGACATATAAGTTGTAGAGTCGTTAACAAGATTGATAACTAAGGAGCCTGCTCCTTTAGATTCAACCCCATTCATTGCAACATTAATTAGGTCTGTGAGAATAAGCTCAGCAGTAGCAGCTAAGAACTTTTGTTCGTTCTCTTTCTCTTCGCCAAATTTATCTGACTGAAGAAGTTGCTGAAGTAAGTCTGTGCGTCTTGACATAATTGAATGACTCTTTGTTCAGGATAAGTAATTTAAAATTCTTCCGTGGGGTTTTCATCATTCTCCTCGTTATCTGTAGGAGCACGGAATAAACCTGGGTCGTTAGGTTCTGTTTGTGAAATGTGTTTTCCAGACAACATGTCAGTCATGACAGCTTCAAACCTATCGGCGAAGCCTGTGTCAGGGTTCATTAGCAGTGCTGCTCGTGCTTCAATCTCAGCAGTTTCATCTGCTTTCTGTTCAACTTTAATAGCTTCTTCAACTACATATTCAGCAACTTGTTGACGCAGAGTATGTAGTTGACAAGCAAGCTCAAAGGATTCCATGTAGCTGTCTTGGTCTACAAAGACACCGACGTGTTGAGGTATGAGATGAAAAGGATTGCAGCAATACTTCTCACCACATGTAGTCTTCACACCAGTGAAACCTAGGTCACCCCACGTAAACCACATTGCTACACGTTGTGGGTGGTGCTGAGTTGAAGTAGAGATACCAGTGCGTCGCCATGCAAACTGAGGTTGTTTGGTACGTGGATTGACTACGCCATTCCACATCCAACACTCATCAGGTTGACCAATGTCAACTTGAGACCAAAACTTAAGTGCTTTAGACCTGTACTTTTTGAGCAGACGGTCAATGTCAAAGGAAAGCATTCCTTCACGTGCAGAAGATACACAACGAACGCATGCTTGGTGACTGTCGTAACGCATTGAGTGCGAGCTAAAGCGTCCTAGAGAGTGACCGCTATAGATACACAGCTCACCCTCCTCGGCTGTATTAGACATCTGCATGTGACGTCTACCGTAGGCGTGACCACCTCTACGTTTGTTAGGTTGTGCTTCAGCCATTTCAGAATCGTTTCTCAGTGTTTACGTGACTACCGCCTAACGCTGGATACTGTTCATCAATCGGCAATGCAGTCAGTTGATGATTAATCATGTATTCATAGCGCGTGCTGTTCTCATACTTTATACGAACTAACTTAGCTCTGGGGGTATAATACTCAGGCTTACCAACTACTAATGCAGTCAGGTTATTAGAAGACACGCGAACGCGGAGGCCAATTTGGATATCAGATGATCTCATTGTAAAAAATATATAGTGTTTAAAAGTCTCGAAGGATATGATCTTCAGTCAGTGGGTCATCTGAAGGACGAATCCACAGGCGTACAGACTTAACCTTGTTAGTGACAGGATCTTTACGTGAAGTGTTTAATCGACGCCAGCCAAGTGTCTGTAGGACATCAGCTACACGCCTAGCTTCACGTCTACCTTGTTGTCTAGGGTCAAGGTCAAGTGCTTTGGTAAGTACCTCAGCAGCTGTCACCTCTTCCTTAAGACTGACGTAGTGACTAATCTTCTCCATCCAAGGGTCAGGGTCACCAAACTCTTGAATGTATTCAGCAATCTGTGCAATTTCACCACTGTTAAATTCATAAGCATTACCTTCACGATAAGCTTGAACAGCTGATGCCCATAAGGAATCACGTTCTTCACTAAGTTGCTTCCAAGGAATAAGGAAGCCGCTACCAATTTCTAATGGTACAAAGCGACGGTTGCCCGTGCTATCTACAAGGAACTGGTTACGATTAGTCGTGCCAATCATAACGAAGCGACGGAGTAGTCGCTCAGGAAGACTAGCATAAGGTCGCCTAACTTCA